TAAAGTAGACGCTATCCAAGTACGCAAATTTGACTGGAAAGTTAACGGGTCACATCAAGATTACGGCATGATTGCTCAGGAGCTACAAAGTGTTGCACCAGAAGCTGTAACCGAAGGTGACACTGAAGAAGACATGATGGGCGTAGACTACTCAAAGCTAGTGCCTATGCTCGTAAAAGAAATTCAATCACTACGTGCAAGAGTTGCACAACTGGAGAATGACTAATGGCTACATGGACTATATCTACACTCGAACACAACACAGCTGACGGCGGAGTAATCGTTGCTCACTGGCGTGTAAATGACTCAGAGACTGTCGGTGACGACACTTACTCTGCTACTGCATACGGTACTTGCTCGTTTGTACCTGATGCTTCTAGCCCTGATTACGTGCCTTACGATGACCTTACTGAAGAGATGGTGTTGGGCTGGTGCTTTGCTGACGGTGTAGACAAGGACGCTATCGAGGCGTCACTAACTGCGCAGATCGAAGAGCAGAAGAACCCAACGACTGAAGACGGCGTACCGTGGTAATTCAGGTACTCGCTGATATTGCTTCAGTGGCTCCTATGGTAATTAGTGTCTGCTCAATTATTGCAGCAGTAACACCTACACCTAAGGACGACGCATGGATGGCTAAGTTGTATCGTTTTATTGACATCATGGCTGTTAATATCGGCCACGCAAAGAAGTAAGGGAGTTGTATGAACGCCACGGAAGAAGCTTTAGCCCGGTTAGATAAGCACGAAGCAGAATGCGCTATTCGCTATGAGATGATTCAGCTTCAACTGGATAACCACAGCAAACGGTTTGATCGGCTAGAGGCTCTTATGAGTCGTGGCTTTTTTGCTATGGGCATTATGATTACGTTAGCAATAGCTATCTTAGAGTTTGCTAGATAATGTGGCAAACACTGCTTGGACCACTAACTAACCTTATTGGTAATCATCTTGAGCGTAAGGCTGAAGAAAAGAAAGCAGTACATGAAAGAAAGCTAGAAGCAATTAAACAAGACAGTAACTGGGAAAACATACATGCAAACAACGCAGCAAGTTCATGGAAGGACGAATGGTTTACGATTTTGTTTTCCATCCCGTGCGTCCTTGCGTTCTTTCCCAGCATGGTGCCTGTAGTTATGCAAGGCTTTGATGTTTTAAATAATATGCCTGATTGGTACAAGGGCTTCTTAGGTGCTGCTGTAGCGGCTTCATTTGGCTTACGTAGCCTATCTAATTGGAGAAAGTAATGGCAGAAGGCATGTTAACAAAACCTGCTCCTACTACTAAGGAGACTGTTAAACCTACTCAAACTTTTACTTTTGTTAAAGGTAAAGAAGAAGGCGATGCTAAACTAGAGTACCTATACGGCCAAACAGGAGAAGAGCAGCAGCTTACTACAGACCAGCTTCGAGATTACTTTAAGGGTGGACAAGGGAAAACAAACAGGCTACAAGAGCAGTTTGGTTCGTTTGATAACTACCTTAACTACATGACTGAACGCGAGCAGTTAATTCAGTCTGGTGATTATGATGTTGGTAATTGGTCTGAAGCTGATACTGGCTTTACAGAAGATCAACAGATGATCCTTGAGGGTGACGCCGATCTTACCATAGACGCTAGCGATCCCAGCCAAGACGTAACTAAACTACGGCAGTCTGAACTTAGTACTCAACAGGGCGGCTATAACAACTGGCTTAACTCTGAAGCTAACCAAGCATTACTAGAGAAGTACGGAGTTAGTGGTACAGCCTATAGCGAAACAGGCGACAAGTTTCAGTGGAACGGCTCTGGTTATGTAAAAGTTGCTGACGAAGATAAAGTTAGCATGGGTGACTACGCTAAGATAGCTATGGGGGCGGCTGTGGGTTCAATGCTTGGCCCTGCGTTAGGCAACTTAGCAACAGGAACTGCTACAGCAGGAACAGCAACAACAGCAGGGACATTTGCACAGGGGGCAATAAACTCTTCTCTTGGAACTGCTATTAGCCAAGGAATCTCTACAGGATCAGTAGATATCTCTAGTTTAGGCACGGCTGCTATTACCGGCGGCATTGGTGGCATTGCTGATGCTATTAAAGCAGGTGAGCTAGCTGGTACTGCTGCTGAAAATGCAATTACTCAAATAGCAACTTCTACTGGTTTGTCTGTAGACAGGACAACAGACCTTGTAGCAGGTCTTTTAAACGGTACTGTTACTGGAGATGATTTAACAGACACTGCTTTAGGAGTAGTTCAGGGATATACAGAAGGAGAGCTTAAAAACTTTATTAAAGACTCCTTTGGAAATGAGCTAGACATACCAAACTTATTTGACGAAGGTACAACAACTATTCCTATTGAGTCTTTAAACCCCTTCTTAGAAACAGCTGTTGATGCTGCTTTTGAAGGAGAGCTTAGTGGGGCAGATGTTATAAAGGCTCTTTACGATTATGGAACAGAAGAAGGTAGTTTTGCTTTTTTAGATCCGGGATTAGAAGTAGACTCAGATCTCTTCGGTGATACCCCTCAGTTTATAAAGGAGATTGAGGACGCTGCACGAACAGGAGCTACTTATGTTAGGGACTTTGGTAGAGACGTAAGAGAAGGAATGCCTGAGTTTAGTACACCACAGCCAATAAAAGAAATTGAAGACACTCTTAGGTCAGGAGCTACTTTTGTTAGAGACGTAGGTAGGGACATAAGAGAAGCAATACCTAGCGGCACAACCCCAGAGGGTTTGAGTTTAGGCGGTGGCTTTGACACAAACCTTGACTTTGGATCAGGCATGCGTTTTTCCGATGGTGAACCATACGAAATAAACAAGGCAGATTTGGGCTATACGCCTTTAAAAATTCCTGAGCTAATCAAACCAACAGACTATAATTCAGCATTAAATGGATTATTCGGGAGATTAACTTAATGACGTATCTGAATTTAGTAAACAACGTACTGCGTAGGTTGCGAGAAGAAACTACTAATAACGTAAACGACACTATTTTTAATACAATGGTAGGCGACTTTGTTAACGACGCTAAACAGCTTGTAGAAGAAGCTTGTGATTGGTCAGGGTTACGCTCTACTATTTCACTCCAAACTATTGTAGGAACTAATCAGTACTCTCTTGTAGGAACAGGAGACAATGTAAAAGTGTTTTCTGTTATAAACGACACAAACAATACTTTTATTACTTATCAAACTAAAGATTGGTTTAATAACGCATTGTACTTACAAGAAGAAATCAGCGGATCACCTGCGTATTATACCTTTGACGGTCTAGATTCTTCTCAAGATACACAAGTACTCCTCAGTCCTAAACCCAGTACTGTAGAAACACTACGATTTGATGTAACTAAAAGACAGCCAGAGTTAGTAAACAATACTGATGTTTTACTAGTACCTTCAAAACCCGTTATACATTTAGCTGTTGCTCTTTTAGCGAGAGAGCGCGGAGAAACAGGAGGCACCTCTACCGTTGAGTATTTTTCTATTGCAGACAGGTATCTATCAGACGCTATTGCTATTGATGCTGCAAAACATCCTGAAGAAATGATATATAGGACTGTATAATGTCTCAAGAATTGCGTTCTGTAAATCTTATTGCTCCCGGTTTCAAAGGGTTAAACTCAGAAGACTCTCCGTTAGCACAAGACCCATCCTTTGCTGAAACAGCAGACAATGCTGTTATTGATAATAGAGGACGAATCGCCGCACGTAAAGGTTATGTTGTACAAACAGCTAATAAACAAGTTTTAAATAATAATCCTATAACAACAATAGGAGAATATAGGGACGCTTCTGGCGACACTAGAATATTTTCTACAGGTAATAACAAAATATGGAGAAACGGAGTAACAGGCCCGGACGTTAATAATACCTCTTTAAACGACGTAACTCCACAAAACTATACTATTACTTCAAACAACTGGAAGATTGTAAACTTTAATAACAATACTTACTTTTTTCAACGCGGTTATCAACCTCTTGTAAGCGAAAATAGCAACGGTTATGTAGTTCCTATGAGTATTAAGCCCGGCAACGTAGGGGTTACTTCTGCTATGTACGGGAACGAAGTCCTTGCTGCTTATGGCCGTCTTTGGACAACAGACTTTAATGACGATAAGTCTACTATTTATTGGTCAGACCTTCTTCAAGGGCATAGATGGGAAGGCGGCACTAGCGGAAGTATTAATATCTCTAAAGTATGGCCTGACGGTTACGACGAGATTGTAGCTTTAGCTGCTCACAACGGACTTCTTATTATCTTTGGTAAACACAGTGTTGTTGTTTATCAAAACGCTGAGTCCCCTTCAATAATGAGCCTTGCAGATACTATATCAGGCGTTGGTTGTGTTGATAGAGACACTGTACAGTACACAGGAACAGACGTTGTATTCTTGTCTGATACAGGTCTTAGAAGTTTTGGAAGAACAGTACAAGAAAAGTCAATGCCTATTAGTACATTGTCTAAAACAATTACAAAAGACCTCATTAAAGCAGTACAGAATGAAACCAGTGGTTTTAAAACGGTGTACAGCCCAGAAGAAAGTTTTCTTTTGTTGACTTTT